CCTTAACAATTACCTTCTCAGGAGTCTCCTTCTCTTCATCGGCCTCAACACGACGGACATTGGTAATAACCATATCGGTGTTGAAAGTCGCACGAGCCTTAGGCTCACAAAGCTCCTGTACCTGGTGGACAAAGCCACCCTCGTTACGACGGACAGAGACAAGCTTGCCGTCCTTATCATACCACTCATTCAGTCCGATGGCAGAATCAATGCGGACCTTGCCAGCATTCTCCTTACCGTGCTCCATAGCGGAACCGATCTTGCCATCAATGATAGACTGAAGAACATTAAATGTGTTGTTAGGCTTACCCTTAGCGGTCACTGCAGTCACATAAGTGAAATGAACCTGCACGACGTTGAGCATCTCATCGTCAGTTGCCACGCTAAGAGTGCCGCTGATGAACTCAGTACCGGGATTCTTAGAGTTCGGACCGCTCTCCTTCATTTCCAGCTTGTGCTCGTAAACATAACCTTCGATATGGGATTCATTCTTCATTTTTTTACTCATTGTTTAAGTTCTCCTTATATTCGTTAATATCAAAATTTCTGCCTTTTTCTGTCAAGCTATAAATGACAGGATTCTGGCCATATTTATCTACAAACCCATCTGTAACAAGTTTACGGATAGCTCCAGATACTTGACGGGAAGAAATTACCATTCCATCCGCGATATCTCTTGCTTTTAAACTCTTAGCATCACAAGTCTGCAAATACTCAAGAATTGACAGTCCACTTTCCGTGAACATTGGTTTCTCCATAGCTTGCTGCTCTTGCAGCATATTATATACGTCTTGGACTTCATCGGGCATTACAACTGGCTGCTTGCAATTTTCAACCAGCCAATCGAAATAATCTAGAAACTGTTTATACTTATTCATTTATCCATTTCCTTTACCTCTTATACATATATAATAACATAAATTTAAAGAAAAATCAACTAATTCTATCGTAGTGCCAAAACTGATAGTTGACATTGTTATATGAAGCCATAGGACCATCTTCTATAGCTTCCCATTCTCCTGTTTCGTCAAGATTCGGAAAGAACGTGTCGATATTATCGTGACTCTTATCAATTTTTGTTACATAAACGCGATTACAGTAAGGAAGTAGAGCATTATAAATCTATCCTCCGCCTATAATAAAAACATTTTTATCTCCAGCTTGGATATAATCAATAGCTCTCTCTAAAGTCATAACAACTGTTAAATGCCCTAAAACTTCTTCATCAATATCTTTTAACATTGAATTAGAAACAATGACATTGATTCTATTAGGAAGCCTTGGAAGAAAATCTCTTTTTGGAAGACTCTCCCAGGTATTGCGTCCCATTACCACGATATTATATTGAGTTAGCTCTTTGAAGTGCTTCAAATCTTCGGGAATGTGCTCTAAAAGCTGGCCTTGATAACCGATACCCCAATCTTTATCTACCGCAACAATAGCAGAAATCATATACCCAACTCCAACTTTAACTGCGGCTTCATGGGAGAATAATTCTCCATAACAAAGTCGTCGATTGTTGTGCTATAAAAATCATCAGACTTAAGATAAAGCATTGGCTGTTTGATTGGTTCATCACCAAAGAATAGAGTCTTATCTTCGTCATAGGATAACTGCTCATATCGAGCCAGTAATTCATGCGCCGCGTCAATATGACGGTCATAAATCTGTTCATTAGCCACTACATGGCTAAATACTCCAGGCTCATATCCAGTATGACGAGCAATCATCATCAAGAGCGCCGCATACTGAATCTCATTGATACCACCCGGTCCAGAAGCAGTAAGCATATCACCACTACGCTGAACCAGCATCATATCAAGATAATTTCCACGAACATTCCAGATAGTTAGGAACGCACAAGGAGCCAATCCCGCAGTTTCACGAAGATCGGCCTCCTGCCATAGAGAAACAACCTTGCGGCGACCATATGGGTCATTCTCAATATCTTTAATCAAATTATTGATTAAATCATATCGACTTACTGTTGCTCCATAACGCTGACCAATCGTGCCATCGCCGATATCCCAATCACCCCACCAGTTAACACCCATTTCTTCCATCTTAGCGATTTCATTAGTAGGTTTCTGGTAGATGGTAAAGATTTCCTTGATGCCGGTCTTCCAGGCCATCGGCCGCAGACTACAGATAGGGAACTCTCCTTTTGATAAATCATAGGTGCGGAAAACATGATTTACAGATAGAGTATGCGCGGGAGTCCCATCAGCATAATGAGGTCTAGGGTTAATATCCTTATAGCCATTATTAAGAATATTAAGAATGGTTTCAACCATATATCTATCTGCTTTATTCATTAGTCAAAAATCCCCGTTCCTACAGTATTAGTGTATCCAACAATCTTGAACTGCTGGAGCCAGTAGTCAAGTTCATCTACTACTGCGATATAATCTTTTAAATCCTTAACCTTTACCAAGAAATAACTATAGCTAATAAAGCCTAGATTCTGAGGTAAATGATCAGATCCAGATAGTTCTAGAAATCTTCCAGCCATTAACTGCGGCTGTGATGTAACGAAGAGAACCTGCTTATCTGGATTCTCTTTTGCTAGGAGATCTGCGTGGTACATTAAGCTAGTTGTCTTGCCTGAACTACGGTTTGCAATCATCTTAAACATTATGAACCTCCACGTGTACCATTCATTCCTAATTCTTTTGTTTTATAGAAGTCAATCCAATAAGTCTCTCGCTCATTTAATTGTGCCCTAGGAACTTCCTCTAAGACCTCAAAACTAAAATTATTCTATCCAGATTTTTGCATCGCTTGATATAATTTATTAGTAGCTGGGCCATAAGCCAGTGAGGTTTTAATATGCTGTCTAAAACGTTCTTTTATATCAACCGACTATCCGATATAAGCCTATCCTGTTGTTAAATCTGTAATTTTGTAGATTCCACAAACCTTATTCTTATTTGTTGCAAACAAATGAGTCATAAGAATGTCATAAGCAGGACGGTAATAGGTTTCCCATATTACCTTATCAATGATTTCCTTTTTCATAAAATGAATCTATAAATCACGTAATAAAGTAATATCATTTAGACCAAACTCATCAATAGCCAGTCTATAGTAGTCCTAATTGGCGGCGATCTCTTCTTGGCGACATTGGGCTTGAATATATGCTAACTACTTAGCTTCAAGCTACCCCAATTTATCTTGCTCAATTGACACTCTTTCAACGAGTTTATTCAACTCTTCTACATTAGCATCTTTTTGGACTTGATAAGCCTTGTCGAGCTCTTCCATCTATTGCGCGAACTTCAATCTCGCGCTCTCTTGGGCTTGCTATTCTGCGCTTTCCCGCAATTTTTCGGCAGTATTGGTTAAAGACTAGACCACATTATTCTAAGCTACAATACTCTCTTTTACTCTTTCTAATGTTTCTCTATTTTGGATAATCTTCTATTCAATTTCATCATTTTCTTTTTGTCTCTCTTTATTTATCAATACTACCTAAAGCCGATTATGCCGGAGATATATTACATATCCAAGTAAAAGCGCAATAATCAAGCCAGATAATATATAATAAATCATAGAGTAAAAGAAATCGGTAAGAGATATTGCACTCTTACCGATTCAAGTTTATTACTCCTGGGCGTCAGGATCGAAAGCCATGCCCTCGTCAGTCAGACGAAGGTACTTAACCTTCTGATGAGAGCCATCGGCAAGCTCAACTTCAGCGGGCTCACGAACGCCAAGGTTCTTACGCTGTAGTGCAGAAGTGAAGATGCCATCAACCTGGCGCTTCTCAAGACCGAGGACCTCAGCAACATCAGCAGCGGTTAAATCCTTGTCAGCATTGTCCTTAAGATAATCGAAAACCTTACGAGTATTTTCCTTCATAGCCATTTTAATATTTCTCCTCTAGAATGAATTATTTAATTTTCGATGCTACTAAAGCATCAATTTCCAGTAAAGCATTAATCCCATCTGGAAAAGCCATAATCTACTTAGTTAACTGAATAATTCGGTCTTCCGCGTGGGCTTTATCCTCTTTCGAGGCATTTTCATCTTGGTGAACAAGTTCACAGTTATAGATTTCATCGGCAAACTTCTTCATCTGTTTTCGGGTCATACAATCTGTCCTTTTTTATTGCTTTTCTGAATTACATATATATTATATCAGAAAATATTTTTTAAGTCAACAAAAAATTTCTGATATAACGCAATCTTTAGCATCCTTATCTTCTCGTTTACACTTGAATACTGGATGTCGCAAAGTATGCTCTTTCTTGTCAATTTGCATACAATCAAGAGCTACAACATGACCAAGCCACAAATCGGGATTCTCAGTCATTTCTCTTTTGTTATCGTCAGTTAATCCAGAGCTAACTGTACCTAAGTCAACTAACTCACCACTATCATTGTAAGCGCCAATTCTAATCGCAGTTTTCCAGCCTAAATAATAAGGCTTGGTAACAGGAACCCATCCATCAACACCAAATTGACACGTATCTACAATAGACTTGTCAAGAGAGCATTCCCAATAAGGCCAAGTCTCCAGCTCTTTTCCGGTGTACTCTTTCGTAGCATCGCAAAAGCCTGTGCAGATTAAATCAATAGAATCCATCTGCTTAACTTTGATAGTAGACCATGCGGGTCTTTTACCGGGAGTATATGGATAATCTTTCTTCTTTAGAACTGCGCCCTCGCCGCCAGACTTCAAGATACGAGAGATTTCAGCTTCCATATCTTCATCCACGCGAGTAGCAAGTCTTAAGAAACTATACTGATTGAGATTATGCTTCTCCCAGATGGCTGCAAGAATCTTATAGCGCAAATCCGCAGGTGAGTCAATAAGGCTGACCGTATCATATGCAATAATATCATGCACATAATAATGAATTGGCTCTTTTTCCTGTCTCTTGATAGCAAGAACCGGTAAGCATCCCATAATACTTACGGTATCTTTTGATGTACCACCGGGAACATAAATCTCTCCGATAAGAATAGTGCCCGCGGGAAGGCAGCTCAATGCTTCCTTCAAGTGAGGTACATTGTCACTTTTCTCTGTAAGAATACCAGATAATTTGCTTACTGTGCGACCAAAAAGATAAGAATGGTTTTCAGTTTTTACAAACTGATAAAATGCTCCATCAATCTTCTCTTCAAGGAAATATTCTCCATTAGAGCATACTTCAGAGAGCATGGATTCCTTTCCTGCGGGTAACTTCCAAATGAGCATTGGCTCAATCATTAAGTTTTCCGCTTCAGGATACAGCTCATGTATCTTACCTTTATCAAAACTCATTTATTGTTATTTCCCTTTCTTTTATATAAATATATTATAATAATTAAAAAGAAAAGTCAACTAAGAGAAAGAATGGGTATACCCATTCTTTCTCTTATACTTGCGTAATAGAAATCACTTGTTCGTTATTCTTCAGCATGATGTTGCCCATGGAAACTCGACCAAGAGTGGGAATGTCTTTGCCGCTGATAACGATAGATGACTTGTCACCATTGATAAGGAGATTATCACTTTCTTTGATAATCTCCGCTCCGGCGATCTCTCCCTTGTAGCAGAGTAACCCCTTGCCTCCACGATTCTGCAAAGTAAGTTCATCAATCTTTAGTTTCTTACCTAAACCGCTCTTAGAAACAATAGCAAGATAATCCACGGAATCCACGATCGGTAATGCCGCAATTACGCTATCGCCGTCATTGAGCTTCATACCCTTAACACCTTGAGCTATGCGCGAGGAGATAGGCATTTCCGCAGTTCCAAAATGAATAGCCATACCATTCTTTGTTACCAGTAACATCTGCTCTTGATTGATAAATGTAACATCTGCGAGTTCATCGCCATCTTTAAAGCTAATAGCAATAATGCCAGTGCGTTTCATCTTATCATATTCATCAAGAGGAACCTTCTTAATAGTACCATTCTTCGTAGCAAAGAAGATAAACTTCTTATCTGTGTCTCTTGTCATAGTTGTAAATGCCATCGGTACTTCACCTTTCTCAAACTCAATCAAGGTTGAAATAGGCGTACCGTTAGATGCATTAGTTCCCTCCGGGATATTATCAACTAACACACGGTACATCTTACCCTTAGAAGAGAATACCATTAAGGTATCCTGCGTGTTAGTCTTCTGTGAAAAGAGAACAATGTCACCTGTCTTAACACCAGTGGTATTACGCTTTTGAGCCTTAAAGTTCTTAGCATCAATGCGCTTAATAGTGTTCTTCTTAGTAACGATGACCACGCAATCCTTCGGCTCTACAACCACTACTTCTTTCTCTTGCTTAGGAATGTCGGTATTGAGAAGTTTAGTTCTACGAGCATCGCCATAAGTATCTCTTAACTGAGTAATCTTAGAGATTAAGACTTTATTTCTTACTTCTTTATTAGTTAAGATTTCAATACACTTAGCAATAAACTCTTTCTTTTCCTTTAGCTCATTAACTAATTCTTCTTTATCAATACGAGTTAATTTGCCGAGCTTCATATCGAGAATTGCATTTGCCTGCGCCTCATCAACAGAGAGGAAATCCATTAGCTTAGTTCTCGCATCAGCCCGTCCCGCAGACTGCTTAATCAATGCAATTACTTCATCAATCTTATCAACTGCGGCGATCAGACCCTCAAGGATATGTGCTCTTGTTTCAGCCTTCTCCTTATCGAAGGTTGTAGCGTTAACAAGGACATCTTCTTGGTGGTTAACATAAGCATGGAGCAAGTCAATCATAGAACACAGCTTAGGAGTGCCATTAACGATGTAATTCATGTTATAGGATAAAGTGGACTGTAAATCTGTCAGCAAGAATAATTTATTCAATGCTTTAGATACAGACACTCCATCTTTCACATGGAAAACCAGCTTGTTCTGACCGATATTAGACTCATCATCGAAGTCATCAATCAGCTCACTCAAAACATCAATGTTCTTCTCAATCTGTTCCTTAATCTTATTGCGGTAGGTGCGATAAGGGATGCTGGTAAAGATAATGTCTTGCCCATCAATCTCATAATCACCCTGGATTTTCAGAGAGATATTAGACTTACCGGACGCAAAGGCTGCCCGCACATCCTTAATGTTAAGAACTGTACCGCCGAGAGGGAAGTCCGGACCGGGGATATAAGACAATACTTCATCAATAGTCAGTTCACCCTTCTCAATCAAAGCAATAGCAGCATTACATACCTCTGTCAGATTGTGCGGAGCAGAGTTATGTGCCATAGAAATGCCGATTGCCTGACGACCGTTACAGATTGCGTTTGGGAATAGCGAGGGAAGAACGATAGGCTCTTGGAACTCACCATTATAAGTCTCTTTAGTAGGAACAACATTCTTACTAAAGTCATTCATCATCAAGTCGGTAAACTTAGAAGGCTTAGCCTCAGTATAACGAGAGGATGAGAACATATCGTTATTTTCCTGCGTGCCCAACTGTCCCTGTCCAGTTACAAGAGGATAGCGCATGAGGAACTCCTGCGCCATCTTCCGCAGAACGCCATAGCAGGCAATATCGCCATGGAAGTAAGATGTTGCCAGAGTAGAACCAATAATGGCATTACACTTTTTAGTCTTACTCTTGTTATCCATCTTTAGGTAATCTTCCATTGTCCAAAGAATCTTTCGCTGAGCACTAAGGAGGCCATCTTCCGCGGCGGGAATCGCACGATCGGTTAGAACTTCTTCCGCATAAGTTAGAAAGTTATCTTTAGCTTCATCAAGAATATCAACTTCTGTAATCAAACTCATAAAATCACTCCTTATTACTCAAAATTGAAACCGAGTTCGTTAGCATTATCGTAGATGTACTGCTTGCGGGGCTCAACTGCGCTACCCATCAGAATATTGAGCAATTCTGTGGTTTTCTCTGCATCAGAGATGGAAATACGCTTATATCTCTCATTCATAAAGCAGACCTTTTGCAAATCTTCGGGATTTAACTCACCAAGACCCTTAGCACGCAGCAAGTCATACGAACCGCTATGACTATTCTTCCACTCTGTTAATTCATCTTCGGAATAACAGTAATACTCTTTTCCCTTTTGACGAATAATATACAACGGAGTTACAGCTCTGTATAGCTTACCAGCTTCTACAAGAGGACGCATATAGGTATAGAAGAAAGTGATAAGCAGAAGCTCAATGTCTGCGCCATCACTATCTGCATCGGAAGTAATGACAATCTTGTCAAAATTCATCTTGTTGACATCAAAAGAAGAGTCAAATCCCGCACCAATTACACGAACAATATCTGACATCTCTTGATTTGCAAGAATCTTGTCTACTGCGGTTTTCAATGGAGAGACAATCTTTCCTCGCAACATATAGATGCAGTCAGTCTTGGGATTGCGGGCCTCCACCGCAGATGCGCCTGCGGACAAGCCCTCTACGAGAAGAAGGTTGCGATTCTTAGGATTCTTATTCGTGCAATCAATAAACTTGTTACTGATTTGCATTTTTGCCTTAAGACCTGTTTCCTTTTTCGCTTTTACGCCACGAGCCGCGTCTCTTGCCTTACGGGCAGCTTCTCTAGCCTTACGAGCGTTAAGCGCCTTATCCGCGATTCCCTTAATATCTTTCTCGTTTGCGGCAAGCCAATACTGGAGTTCCTCAGCAATTGCCGCGGTAAAAGGTTTCATATCGAGTTTAACAACTCTACTCTTAGTCTGAGCATCATATGCAACACCGGGAGCAGTCACATTAAAGGCAATACACATGCCTTCCTGGCAATCCTCACCAGTGAGATTTTCATCCTTATCTTTTAGCCACCCTTTTTCACGGAAGAACTTATTCATTTCTCTCGTGAGGATGGTCTTAATTTGCGTAATATGCGGACCTGAATCTGTAAGACCGGTATTTACATAAGGAACAATGGTCGCAGAATAAGCATTTGTATAGGTCAGAACTAAATCCAGCTTGTTCTTGCCATCAGAAAAATTGAAGTTTAAGCGGTTCTTCAAGATTTCCTTACCTTTAACTGCTTCATCTACTAAGTCCATAAGACCGTTCTTGGAAGCGAAGACAACCTGCGGCTGACCCTCTCTATTCAGCTCGATAGTCAGGCCGGGACACAGGCATGCAATCACCTTAAAGAGATTGATAATAACTGGTATATCCACTTCTGGATGTGTGAAGAACTCTTCATTAGGCTGCCACTGAACCAGAGTGCCAGAAGGGTTTTTCTTATTATCCCACGCACCGACGTCTCGCTTGTCAAAGACACCTTCCTTAAACCAGATATGCTCATATCTACCATTTCGATGAGTGATTCCCTCAAGCCAATGGGACAGATAAGTCGTCAGCTTACTGCCGATACCGTTCAAGCCAAGAGCAGTGCCCTCATAAACACCGTCGTCAGAATACTTACCAGAAGTGTTCAATACGCTAAAAGATGCTTCAAGAACAGTCTTACCATCGTCACGCATAGCATTGGGAATAAAACCCTGACCGTTATCTTCTACGATAATCGTATTATCCTTTTTAATGGTAACAATAATCTTATTACCATGACCTGCCTTAAATTCATCGACTGCGTTAGAGACAATCTCAATCAATAGCTGAGTAGAATACTCCGTGCTACCGACGTAAACGCCCGGCCGCAATCTTGTGAACTCAAGAGGACTTAATGACTCAATACTCTTTTCATCATATAGTTTACCCATTTAATTATCCTCCATACATATCTAACACTTGCTGTTCGGTAATTTTACCCGTAGCAAGCTGATCTGCGAGTTCGTTAAATAAAGTTCCGTTGTGACCTTTAACGTACCGCAAATCAATCTGTAGACCTTCTTTTGTTGTCAGTCTATCATATTCAAAGATTAAATCTTTATTTTCTAATGGTTTATTACCAGCTCTTACCCATCCATTAGCCTTCCAATTCTTAATCCAATTGGTGAAGCTATTGACGCAATACATGGAATCGCTATAAACAATAGGAATAAAGAAATCTCCATCTCGTGCGCCATAATTTGTTAATGCCCACAAGATAGCTGACATTTCCATTCTATTGTTTGTCGTGCCGTCGGCGCGTTCAGAGTACGCCGCAATTACTTTATAGGTTGCTGGATCTTGATGAGGTTCACCCTCACAAACTACCACTCCAAAACCACCTTTTGCGTTTTTAGCGCCATTCTTCAAGGTTGATCCATCTGTATATATCACTATCATCGACAAGACCTCAAATATCTCATTTAATTTTAATGCTCCTTTACTATTTCTGAATATATAATACCATATATTTTATGAAAAATCAAGCTTAAAATAAGAAAAGGCTTAATAGATTATTAAATCTATTAAGCCTTTATAATTAAATAGTTGCTTCGTCCGTGATTATTGTCTGCTATTGCTGTTGATTATTGATTGCGAGGTCATAAGTAATCCCGCCTTTTTGATGATCGGATTTACTCATATTTAGATAGAATGAACAAACTACTCCATGTGCGGACCAGGGTAGTCCAACTAATGCACTGATCCAGGGTAGAGTACCTAAATAACCTAAATGAACGCAATAAAAAGCTAGCAGAATACCGGAAATAGTGACAATCCATAGTAGTGAACGGATGTCACAAATCAGCTATTTTGAGAAATCTCTTTTAGAAATGTGTCTGCCTTTTACTCGTTTAGATGTAGCCATTACTTCATTTCGGAATAACGCTTTAGGACAGTCGCGAGTTCGCCACGAGTCATAAAGCGCTTGGGCATTAACTGTCCTTGACTATTACCAGCCATAAGTCCAGTAGATTGCGCCCAATCCATAGCATCCTTTTCCCAAGTTGCGGGCAAGCTAGCCAGCTGGGTTAAATAGGCTTCCATCATTTCATTAAACTTCTCTTGAGTCATATCGTCGTCCTCCTCATTACCATTCAGTAGCGCAGCAACGTCTTGTCTTACAGTAGTCATGTTCTTTCCAAATTTTGGGAACCAGTGTAAGACATCTGCGTGCGCAGAGCCAAGTCCTAACTTATTACTATCTACATGACATAGAATAGTTGGAACAATTACCCCATTATATTTTACTGTTCCATTTGGATCAATGCTATAAAGTTTGCATAAATAAGCTGTTAATTCACAAGCTTCTTTATATACTTTATCAAAATAATTCGCGTCATTGAGCGCGTCTTCGCAAATCTCAAACTGAATCCAACCGTTGTTGCAAGAGCCTTTAGGGCCAGAGCCGCAACCCCATGGCTTATAATTCCATGGCATGGTCTGTACTGTTGCTACAGAGCCATCTGCGAGTTTGCCGATCCAACAATTAAGCCCGGCATCAACACTAACGTGATTCCAGTCGTTTCCGCTAGTATTCTTGCCGAGCAGTTTAATCATTTCATTATAGTTGGCATCTGTTGCTAATGGTTGCACATAGCGTTTGAGATTTGGGTTATTGCATCCGGTGCTGTGCCATAGGATGCCCACAGGGTTCATTCTTCCAGTGTTCTTATAGCACTTGCTATTGGTTTGCATACATACAATAGGCTTGTTTGTATCAGAATACTTCATTCCAGTTGCTTCCTCCTTTTGTGTTGCGTAGGAGTTGAAGAATTGTTGGCTATATGCGGCACGTTTTTGTAAGGCCGCGGAACTTTGATCAGCCGGTCGCTCGAATTGAGTGATAACTAAATTAGATGCTTCTTCAACAGATGAGGTAGTCTTTAAGATTTTTAATAACTAGGAATAACTTGTACTTAGCTCCTGGTATAAAAAATCTAATTGGGTATTCAGATCTCCAATTGACTTACTTCGACTTCTACACAGTTTAAGTAATCCTTGTTTGCGGCTCCAATATGTCCACTGAGCTAGACCGTATCCAGCGGAGTCTTTAACGAAATTGGAGTATGAACCATTATCAACGGCTTGTGTATACTAGGAATCGGTCATACCTAACTTCTTTTCGTATGAGTTTTGTAGATTCACCGGATTTAATCCACTCTCTGCATACAAATTGCCCATTAGACCCGCGATTCCGCAATTACTTAAGCCTTTAGCTTTGAAATAGTTCCAAATAACCTTGGCATTGTCCGCCAATAATCTCACCTCCATTTAGGGTATATAAAAAGAGAAGCAATCAAAGATTGCTTCTCTAATTTTCTTATTAAATAGCATCTGCAATAGATGCAATCTTACTTCTATAAATATTTCTTAAGGCTACTTCTCCATATGCATCCTTACCTCTAAAGACTTTAGAGACACGGCGCATACCGTTATTTGCTCCAGAGAAATGAATATCATCAACCTGAGTCTTTTCGTCACCATCAATGATACAGATGCAATCCTCGCCCACTCTTTGTAGAGCCAGTTTCATAAGAGTGCGGTCAAGGTTCTGAGCCTCGGAAATATAAATGCCTGCTTTCATACCGCTTGTGTCATATCCTCGAATATCAGAGAATGGTAGAAGAACTAACTTACCCTCCGCAATTAGCTTTTCGACACCTTCGCGGCCACCAAACTTACTGCTCAGTAGGTTACCGATCTGAGAATCGAGTAGTTTTTCATCCTTTGTACCAGGATAGTAACCCAGTCTAGCAGAATTGGCAGTAGCAATAGTATTACAGAATACGATAATCTTATCGAGTTCATGTGCTTCTAGTTTTGCCATTAGGTAAGCAAGAGAAACATAAGTTTTGCCGCTACCTGCGGGACCCTTTACCAAGGTTAGCTTATTATTTCTTAAACTATCAAACAGCATTTTTTGGTAAATATCACCCTCATAAGGAGCAATTTTACCAAACCACTTAGAGTTAATAGACTTAGAAGCAAGATAACTATACTCTACGCCATCCCAAACCCGCAGGTCAACAATCTCATTATCACTACTCTTGATAATAATATATTGACCAGGTAGCAAGCCAAATGGGTTATCATTAGGATTTTGATAGAACTCTGCAAGTTCTTCGTCGGTAAGTGTTACTTCAATATAACCGGTATAATTATCAATCTCTTCGGGAATACTTTCAATCATACCGTCGCCAAAGAAGCAACCAGCGATATGCTTTAGGCTTAAATCGTTTGTTACAAAGACGATATCATCTCGCTCATCGCAATGAAGAGCGTCAGACAAGATTCTTGTATCGTCTGTTAAGTCAAATCCCATATCGGTAATACGCTTTTCGTAGTCTACCTTATGGGGAATTACTTCATATTTATCTGGATATTGTTCAAAATTATGAAGCAATAGACGAGCGGAATATTTGACATCAATATCCTTATTAGAAGCTGTTTTAATTCTTTCCAATTCCTTGAGAGTAATAGAAGAAATTAAAAACGGCTCGTCTGTCTCAAATAGACTTTCACCTGCGGCGATCAGAGAGCAAGTGTCATAGAAGTATCTATCTGTTGGGAATCTTAGGTCTTTATTCATCGTCATCTTCCTCTTCGAATGTAGTGGCAAATCCTATTGCCCTAGCATGAGTTTCTCCTTCACTAAGCTTATTAATCTTTACATTATGCCGAACAATTCGTTCGTTAATATTAGCTTTAATAAGTTCAGTAACCGCGCTAATGATTTCGCTAATACTGTTGAGTAAGGTGGCACCCACAGTGATAAAGAGAATCCCAAATGAAATATATAATAATGTCAATATAACCACCTCTTACTTATTATGATAAATAAAAGGTATTTTTTAATTATTATCGGCCTTCTGTCTAAAGCGTCTAACAGATTCAATAGCTTTATTTTGACCTTCAATATATTTCTTTAACATATCCTTTTCTTTATCGAGTGCTTCTTTTAATGCGGTCATGCGACCTTTAATGCGCATCAAATTGCGGTTAAAGGCACCTGAGGGGTCAACTTCCGCAGGAGTTTTAGCACCAAGACCTAATAC